AGGCCTTCCATTTCGATAAGGTATTGACCGGCTGGCTTAAAGTGTGCAACGTTTCCAACGATGCCGGTGATCTCTGGCGGTGCGCATTCATCCTTTGTGCAGGAGAATGTCAATAAAAGCATGATGGCAATGGCAATTCGTTTCATGATAAATTGATTGTAGGTGAGTCAAATACTTTCACAACCGGTGCGCGAAACTCTTCACGCTTCGCGTTGCATGCGGCGTAGAGCCTATTGTAATGGGATGCCAGCAGAGCGTCTGGAACATTATCCCTGTAAACCTTTTCAAACTTGTCAATCTCCCAATACCAGGTTTCCACTTCATTGTCATCAGCTGAGGCCTGAATCTGTTCCACCATATTGAAGGAATCCTTGATACAGTGCCGAATCATTTCATCCCGGTACTCTTTGGAGAAAACGTTTTCATCCAACCACTTTGCGATGACAGAGCATACGCGGGTGATGAGTTTCTGAACTTCCGGCTGGCGCCATGCCCAATACAGGCAGATGAGAATAATGGCGATGATGATGTGAAGTAGTAGTGTCATTATGGTTGATTTTAGCTTGCCATTTCCATTTGGAGCTGTGTGCGGTTCTCGTTGACCACAGTCTCCCATGATTCCTTGAACAGATCTTCAAACACCAGCAGGTCACGCTCTATCCATCTGAACAGGCAGTACACCAGCTGAGTGGATGAATTGTAAGTGCCTTCTTCGAGTTGCTTTGAAAGGGTAAGATGCAGCCAGTGGGTTGGCTTGTTATAAACCAGGTATGTCTGGCTTTCCCTGAGGGAGCTGGAAGGGTAAGGGATACGGTAGTGCAGAGCTGCGCGGCCAATGACCTTGTTCTTGTACACGATATCAAACTCAGCTTCTTGGTCAAGGATCTCCCGGTTATCGATCATGATCTCGGGGAAGTAGTCACCGAGCAATCTTGCAGGGTTCTCTTTTTGGATAATTAACTGATTTTTCATGCGGCGCGTTTATGGTTGATTCTCTTGGACTTAATCGACATCTTCATTCTAGTCTCGCGCTTTTGCTCTTCATCCCGGATTTTCAATGCAACCTTCAGGATGGGATTTACAATCTCCTTCCTCGTCACCAGCCCGCCGAATACTGCCCGTACTTGGCGGGGGTTGGTTCCCGGTATCCTTTCACTGATTTGTACAGCGTAATTCCTTGGTAATTGTGCCCGGAGTCGCTTGTAATAATTCGTCATATAAGTTATCTTGCGCGTTGTCAGATACTTGTCAATTGGCTGTCAGTTACTTGTCAAATGCCTGTCAGTTACTTGTCAAATACATGTCAAACATATGAGACTTTGATATTCATATCAAACTTTCATATGAATATTTCTTACATGCATACATTAATTGCTGTGGCACAACGCTTTAAGAACATTGTAACTGAACGGTTTCACGAGTATTTCTATGGAAAGTTGAAAGCAAAAGAGATCGACTCTGACGATTTTTTTACTGCATTCGATGTTTCTGGCATTAACAAGTACCAGTTTTTCTCAGGCATGAGATCTGGGCATCGTGGGGTAACCCCAGAACAAGTGCAGCTCGCATGGGAGAAATACAATGTACAGCCGAACTATTTGTTTGGCATCGTTAACCAACCGGTCAATGTATTGGCAGAACCACCGGCGGCATATGCCAGGGGAGCAAAGAAAGACCTGGACAAGATCCGCGCACTACTGGATCAGTTGGAAAAGAAAATCGAAAACGGGTAGAAAAAAAGCAAATGAAAACTGTAAAAACACTTGTACTAGCGGGGTTATCGGTAATTGGTGTTTTCTTTATTTATGTGATGATGACTGCCGACTATTCATCAACCAAGAGCAATCAATACAAACGAACTGGGGAAGAAGGTTTCCTAAGCGCGTCATCAGCAAATGTTGTTGTACCGGTTACACAGCAGGACCTAGATAGGGCAATTGAACTAGGAGTTGCAAATGATGATCTTGGTATAGCACAAATGGTGGCAACTGGTCACGCTTTCATTGTCCCACAAAACACGCGGGTAAAGGTTATTCAAACAACAATGACAACTACCGAGGTGAGAATCCTAAGCGGGGATTTTACTGGCAAAAGCGGCTGGGTTCCAAAAGAATTTGTAAAGTGAAAGCACTGCTGGATCAGCTTGAAAAGAAAATCGAAAACGGGTAAGAATGAAAACACCAATTTTAGTAGCGATTCTGATGCTGTCTTTAACATCATACTCGCAGAAAAAGGCCGTCATTGACATGCTTGACAAGCAGAAAATTCAACACAGATCTGGTGAAGTTCACTATGAGACAATTGATTCGTCTTTGATTGGCATCAATAAAGATGTGATATTCAAGGCTGCAAAAAGAGCACTGGCTGAGACTTTTGTAGATAGCAAAGAAGTTATTCAGCTTATTGAAAGTGAAGATGGAAACATAATTGCAAAAGGAAAATTCCCCTGGGGATATCCGTTTTTCATGATGGGTAACAATGCCACTGTTCGTTTAACAATGGTGGTAACTGCTCGAGACGGCAGATTTAGGATCATTGCAAAAGACTTCATTGATTGGCAGTCAGACAACTCGCTGGGTGGCCCTACAATTGGGGATATCTCAACTCTGGAAAAAATGGTGAAGGCAGGAAACTCTTTTGAAAGCAAGTTCTGGTCATCTTTTGACTCTGCATTCAAAGACTTTGTAAGCAAGTTAAAAAAGCGGATTCATGATTACTCATCCCACAAGGATGATTTCTGATAACCCGAACGCATAAACGAAAAGCCCAGGACAAAATCCTGGGCTTTTCTGTTACTATTTTGATCAATGTTTCCCGTAGTTGTAAACAAAATACCTAAAAGTGTTAGTAATTATCAAGTGCAAAGAATTGCAAACCGCTGACAATCAGATCACTAAAATTTTATGCTAAATAGTTTGGCAATCTGCGTATCCGGCACTCCTTTTTTAAAACTTAGGATAGATTAAATTTGCCTCAGCTCTTTGGAATATCAAGATTGGGATTTACTTTCGCATCGTCTGTTCATCTTTATGGCAACCGTCAATGGAAGCTAACTTTATATCCCAATCTGTGCAAAGATTGGGATTTTTTTTGCATTGCCTTTTAACGAGTTGGTTTATAGCCAATTGGCTAAGTTCCCGGCCAGTGTAAGTGGGAACAGTTATCTCAATCTTGCATAAAGATGAAACAGACAATTTGCAAGCATTGCGGAAATGAGTGCCCCTTGTTATTCAGATGGACTTATGTTCATCCGATTACTGGGGCAACCATTAGGGCCAAGCATAGGCCCTTTCCTATTCCGCTTTGCACCTGTAGCTCAGGTAAGTAAGTAGCTGTTCGCGCAGCTGCGAGGCAAAGAAGTTGCACCTTCTAGCCGAGGGGGATCAAGGTGGATTGCTACACCTCCCCCTTTTTTTATTTCTACAATGTTACAATCTCCCAAGTTAACTCCAAAGGACATGCTCAAATTGCATCAGTCATATGACGTTTGAGGGTGCAGATTGTTCAAAGGACTGTAAATCAGACACTTACACTCTGTTAGCCAAATAAAAAAACTTCAAGGATTGAAAACGATTTCGGCGTTGCCTATTCCGCAGCTGTCCGGATAGACTTTTTTGGGTGGAAATATGACCCGCGGCGCCCTGATAGTTGTCTATGCAACTATCTAAAGGCAACCCCTACCCCAGTGCCTGGCATGGTGATAGCCTTACCTGTCCCAAACCAATACCACAACAGCTGATCAACCACATCACTGAAGTGTGTAGTCTCTGTTTGGTCAATGCTCTTGAACCTATTGGTCTGTTCATACTTCTTATCCTTCTTGGTCTTACCATTGACAACGATAGCACCAGCTCCCTGCATGCTGATCTCAGTCTTTGGGCATTTGGCTTTGTTGAACCTCACCAAGTACGCCTGGTCTTCAGGGCCCTCCATCCATCGCTTGATGCTCTGGTACTTCAGGAAGTGATCGGGAGGATCCCCGATGTAACACTCCACTACATGCCATCCATTGCGTCTCAGCTCATCAACCACAATGTCCTTGAATCTCTTAGCACTCTGCCTTGCACCAGTAGCCGTTGCATCATACACATAGTAGGCCACCTTATTGGCATGGGCTGTATAGTATCGGCAGAACTGTTTGATACATTCACTGATCCCTTCAGGTGGTGTGGTGTAGAACTCCTTTACAAAGTTCACTGAGGGTTTTGCTTGACCAATGAGCTGTTGGGCCTGTGTAACCAGTAAAGGGGTAACACTGTGCTGATAGTCGAGGGCAATAACAAATGGCTGTGTTGGCAGCACATCGATCACAACTTCAGGTCCGTAAAAACTTTCTTCAGTGAGTGATGGGTAGAATGAATCTTCTGCCTTAATGGGATCCTCATTCTCAATAGCCACAGCGTATTCATATTTGGCCATGGTTCGCCTCTTATCGGTTAGCCAACGCTTACCAAGGTTTTCGATATTGGTGCGTGCGCTGGCCTCAGAAACAAACACCAAGTCTTTTCTCAGCTCACGAAGATGGCTTTCTATCTGCCTGATCGCGGCCATGGTCTTCCCTTTGTTTCTGCCTGCCTTGGGGAGCATCAGATACAGGTCATTGAGGTGCAGCTGCAGTCTGATCACTGTCTCCACTTTCTTCTGATCATGGCGGGATCTCTTGTTCAGGATCCACTTGATCTGCACATGGTCCGCATACTTATCCGTTGCATAGATCTTCGAGAGGTATTCAGGCAGATGACCAAACAATTTTTCGTAACCACGGAAAGTTGGATATACCTCATCTTCCAGCTGAGCAGGATCCATAAACTTTACCTCATCAAAAATACCTGATTGAAAATCGAAAGCGTTGGCAGATCCTTTGTTAAATAGCGAGATCTCCTGGAAGACGGTACCATTATGCCAGGCAATGGTACGATCCCATCGTTTGATTGAATACAGACAGTTGGGCCACCGGCTGGGTGGGCGCTTTCCCACAACGAAATGCTGGTCACGGTAGTAACCAGCCAGCTCCATTCCCTGGATAAACTTAGGCAGGATGTTTTTCTCCAGGGTTTCAAAATCTTTACCAAATAATCCGGAAAGATGGCCAGGCATAGCCTCAGCCACACGCGCCATCCATGGGCCAATGCCACCAACGGTTTTACCGGTACCACGTCCCCACAATATCCAGGTCTCATTCGCCTGAACCATCTGCACCATCATCTGAGGCAGATTCAGCTGAATGATCTTCTTCGTATTCAATGTAGTCTCCATGTACTGGGGCTTTTAGTAGTTCGTCTGTGTCTTTGAGTACTTCAGATAGCGGCTTCTGCTCTATAGGCAGCTGGCCATTGAATTGGAAGACCAGTGTGGCCGGTGGCGGCTGACCCTTGTCATTGTCTTCCGGAAGTGAATTGAGGGCATAGGTGAGCGCGTCATACAGTTTGGGTAGAAGCTTGAACTGTTTGGCATCTTCACACTTTTTGATCTGTAGTTCGATGCTCTGAATGTGATAGTGCAGCACGTATGCCTTAGATATCTTCCTGGTCTTTGAAAACACACGCTGTGCGTCATAGATATCCTGTTCAGCACGGTATTTTGACACGCCAAACTTTTCAGTGATATCCTGCACAACCGCATCAAAGGTTTTTTCACGTTTGCGCACCATGGTGTCTGCATACAGCAGACGTGTGCACAACAGATCCTGAGCTGCTGTGAGCTTCTGGTTCTCATCCAACAGATGAGCGATCACTGCTTCCACATCATTTTTAGGTTTGGCTACCTGCTGCAGCTTCTTCCCAAATACGATCTCCTCCAAGTCTTTCCGCATAAAAATTATACTCTTTGATGAATTTTTGTCTGCGCGATGCAGCACCTACGTTGCCAGGATCTTTTGCCAGGTTATCACGTTCCCTGCGAATGTACCGGCGAAGGGTTTCCATGCGTTTTCCCATCCTGAGCGGATCTGTGACGTATGGATCTTGCTGTTCAGCTGGAAGCCTGCCATGCTCCCGGTAGTAGTCTCTTTTGGCCCATATCTCAGTGATCTCATCATCCAGCCTCAGGATAGCGTGTGCTGCTTCTCCCCTGGTGTGATCATCCGTGAAATGAAGCAGCTGAGATCTCAGGTCCTGCAACTCTTTGAACTTGCGCATAGCATCAGCCTTGAGCGCCTTCAGGATGTCATCTAGGTCATCAGGCCAATCCTTTACCGCGGTGGAAACAACCGCAACTGGCTCACGCTTGGGCGCCGGTGCAGATCCCTTTGCCAGATCACGCAGGGCGCGTTCTAATCGCTTGGCTTTGTATTCTGTTCTGGCTTCAGAGGTAAACAGTTCGATCAGGTTCTCATCAGTGCCCAATTCAAGGTAGAGACGAACACCTTCCAGATAGTCTTTGGTTTGAAGCCACGCTTTGATTGCGTCCATAAAGCAATTTCCGTAGTGTCCGGACAGCGGGAAAGGACAGTATGATTTTTAAAAAAAATGTTCTGAATATTTGGTAGTACCATTTTTGGTACTTATCTTTGATTTATCAATAACAAAAGAGGCGGCAACTCTATAACTACGGCGAAAATGTTATGACAACTCTTCTTTCAATTTCCGAAGCAAAAAATCTTATTGGCAAGCAAGTTAGGTGGTCTTCTCCTGGTTATCACATGAATGGGAATTACAGTGGTGTTGCAGTTATCACAAGTGTTGTAGAGAGTCGCAATCCCATCAGGTGTGAAGTGGTAAGCGGTGATGAGCTGTTTTTTGCTTTTGTAGAATTCCCTGGCGACGATATTCTTTGCTACAGCGACGGTGGCAGGTACATCACCTATGAAATTTTATAGTGTTATGGCCAAAACATTATGCTACTCCGTGAGGCTGGAAAGCCTCCGGAGTATTTCAGATAAGGCATATCTCGCCAAATGTTTCGATGGTTCAGAGGCGATAATTCCCAAGTCTCAGGTATTCGGCCCGGACCTCGATGTGCAGAAAAGTGAAGCCTACTGGATTGCAGCGTGGATATTGGAGAAGAAAGACCTTCAGTATAGCAGCAAGAAACAGGGATGGTACAATCCAGACACACATAGGATGGAAGGGTCAATCCATACAGTCATTGAACGGCATATCCCTGACCAGATCAACCCCCAAAACATACAAGCGGATGATTCCCTTACTCGCCCCACAGACTCAAGCCATTGACCGCCTAAAGCGTTTAAAGGTTGGCGCCTTGTTCATGCGCCCAGGTGTGGGCAAAACCCGCCCAACGGTGGAACTGGTTAACAGTGTTCCCGGAATGGAGCATGTTATTCATCTGGCTCCCTACCAGTCAGTTTACCCGCCAATACAAGGTACGGGCATACAAGATGAGGTCGCCAAGTGGGGAGGCTACAACGTCCCAGTAGATTTTTTTGGAATTGAGAGCCTTAGTAGTAGCGACCGAATCTTCCTACAATTACTGAAGTTGGTGCAGTCCAAAACCACGTTCCTCATAGTAGATGAGAGCCTGAAGATAAAAAACTGGGATGCCATTAGGACCAAACGCATTATAGAGCTGGGCAGGCATTGTGAATACAAGATGATCCTCAATGGTACGCCGATCAGTAGAAACCTTCTTGACCTGTGGGCACAGATGGAATTTCTATCCCCGATGATCCTGCATATGAGCCAATCTGAATACAAGTCCACATTCTGCGAAACAGTTAAGATCACCAAGTACAAGGGCAACAGAATTGTAAGCCAGCGGGAGTTTATCAGCAAGTACCATAACATTGACTACCTCTACAGTGTGATTAGTCCGTACATCTATGAAGCTGATCTTCACCTGGATATTGCCGAGCAGGATATAGACCTTGAGTACAAGCTGGACGATGAGATTAAGCAGGAATATGAGAGGCTGAAAGATCTGTACCTTGACAATGAGATGTTGCAACGCATGAATAACAACATCTTCCTGGAGATGACCCAGAAAATGCAACACCTGTATTGTTGTGCAGAGGATAAGTTCACTGTGGTAAAGAAACTTCTTGGCACCATTGACCCAGAGCGGACTATTATTTTCTGCAAGTTCATTGCCAGCCAAGAGGCTTGTAAGAAAGCATTCCCAAGATGCCAGGTGCTAAGCCTTCAGGCCAATAGCTATAGCCTTAACCTTCAGCACTACCACAACACTATCTACTGGGATCACACCTGGGATTGGGCAGTAGTGGACCAGAGCAGGCACAGGACGCGCCGGACTGGGCAACAAAATGCCCTTTGCTTTTACCGACTTAATGGCCCAAAACTTGACCTATTGATGGCCGCTAATAACGAAAAAAAACAAGGAATGCTACAGTACTTGAAACATAAGACTGTAACGCAAATTAAAACAGAGGTATGAAAAAAGAATTCAAAAGTCCAGTGTACAATGTCATTGCTGTACCGGTGGACAAAATTGAAGCCAATGACTACAACCCCAACCATGTGGCGAAAAGGGAAATGGATCTATTGTATCAATCTATCAAGTGCGATGGATACACCATGCCAGTGGTTTGCTTTTATGACCAAGATAGGGATAAGTACGTGATTGTGGATGGCTTTCACAGGTACACTATCATGCTTCGGTATAGCGATGTTTATGAAAGGGAGAATGGTATGCTGCCTGTATCTGTAATCGAAAAAGATATCAACGACCGGATGGCCTCCACAGTAAGGCACAACAGGGCAAGAGGTAAGCATGAGGTCGAGCTTCAGGCTTCACTTGTTGGAATGCTTAAGGCAGGATGGGATGAGTTAAAGATCATGAAAGAGCTTGGGATGACGCTGGAAGAAGTGCAGCGGTTGATTGGCCTCAAGGGTATAGCCTCTGAAATAAAAGGTGTGCCATATTCTATTGAACGTCAAATTAAGGAGGCGGGAGAAGATATCCCGGAATCAGAATGGGAAGAACAGCAGTGAGAGGGGTAGAGAGTGTATTGGATGCGGCATGTAAACGAGTTTCCTATCTGTTTGATCACTACGAGAATATCCAGCTTTCTTTTTCAGCAGGAAAGGATAGCACAGTATTATTCCACCTGATGAATGAAGAAGCCAAAAAGCGTGACCGTAAATTCATTCTATACTTTCAGGATCAGGAAGCCGAATATCAGGCTACTATTGATCTGGTAGAATGGGCTATGCAGCAGCCAAATGTGATTCCACTATGGTACCAGGTCCCCATCTTTATGACCAATGCAGCCAGTCAGCAGCAGTTGTTCTTATGGGCTTGGGGTAATGAAGAAAATTGGGTAAGAGATAAGCATCCTATAGCAATCCATGCCATTGATGGCAAGTACCCGAGGCGATTTCATAAGTTTAACCTATGGGTAGGCCAGCAGCTGCGAAATAGACCAGGATCATGCGTATCTGTAATTGGCCTGCGGGCAGAAGAAAGCCCTGATCGGAGGTTTGTGATGTTTGGGGAGGATAATGATCTTTTCTGGATGCGAAGAAAAAATGAGCCTCACCGTGCATATCCCATCATTGATTGGCAGTATAGGGATGTGTGGAAATACCTTATAGAAGGTGGTTATCTGTACAACAAGATTTATGACAAGATGTACATGTTGGGGCATGATATCCATACGATGAGGGTTTCAAACCTTGTACATGAAAAGGCATTCCGGTGTCTTGCTGACCTTCAGGAGATGGAACCAGAAACCTATGACAAGTTGGAAGCAAGGCTGAAAGGAGTGCATACCGCTGCCATATATGCCAAGGAAAACCTTATGTATTCTATCCGTGAGTTGCCGGAAAAGTTTAAGACGTGGAAGCAATACAAGGATTTTCTTTTAGATAGCATCCATCCTGATCTTTCAAAGCTGTTTCGTTACCAGTGGAGCCGGTTTGGTGATACGGATGATGTGGGCGCATGCAAGTATATGGTGAAGCGCATTTTACTTTGCGATTGGGAGGGATCAATTACTTGGGCCAGAGATTATGAGTTCAACTACACCAAGGATCAGTTGCTTGAAAAAAATATTCTTAAAAGGGAAGACGAAATTATAAAGAAATGGATGGCAAGTTTATGAATACAGAAATATTGGAAACTTCACGTAATTTGATTGCGGGCTTTTTAGTTTCCCGACGCAAAGAACTGGGTATGACCCAGCAAGACCTAGCCGATGCTACCGGTCTGGGAATCCAGACCATCAAAAGAATGGAGGATGCCAAATTCTGGCCCAACCTCAAGCAATTCCTGATTGTCTGCCACGCCCTCAATGCCTACTTTTTTGTAGAAGAGAAGGAAGGCAAGGGAGACTACGCTAAGATGATGCGGGAGAGATGGACCAGAAAGGGTGACGCCAATTGACAAAATCCTTGACAAAACACCCCTTGATTTTGTCACTGCACGCGCTGGGCTTCAATATCAACGTACCCTTCGTAAGGCAGCACTTCAGTAATCTTCTTTACTAAATATGGTGTGTTGCGAAGCAGCAGAACACTGTTCCAGTCCCATTGCAGGTACTCATGAAACTTCAGGTATAAACGGCCCTTGATCAGTTCATTGATCTGTAGAGAAGGCAACCACTTTGACCAAAACCGGTCAATCAATCCAAAGTTACCGGTACCTACCTTGTAAGATAATGACCAGTTGCCAACCGTGGCATGGCTGGAAGTCATTGGCCATGAACTATTGAAATTGTAGATGCTATTGGTGACAAGTGGCTTATTGCCACCAGCTGAAAACGGTTGAGATCCGCGGTAAAAAAACATCCTGGCCGGCCATGGCTCAAAATCCCTGCTGTTGCCAGAAGCAAACCAGTTACCCAGCCGATTGGTTGCAGGGAAGTACCCGATAAGATGATTGCCGGCTCCAAAATAGTTGATGATTATTGCACTCTCTCGAATGATGCTCACTTCAATGGAGGTTGAGTAAGTATCTGTCACATCTGGCGGCGCATATCCACCCACATTATCACCTTTCCGTTGCCATTCATAGAATGTGCTGGAGCCACCGGTCTCGGCAAAGTTGTTGCAAACATAGTATGCATTCAGGTACCGGATGTAATACATCTGCTGCTGATAGGTAGGTCCGGCAGTAGGAAGCGCAGTCAGTGAATTCACTGACCCCATAAACTTGTACTCGCTCTCTAACACCTCAACCGAGAATTCATCTCTGGCTCTGTCAAAACCAATGATCTTAGGTCCTATACTTGATTTTTCAAAACTGAGAGAGATCTGTGGGGAGAATTTATCTGTACGGTCCGTAGAGCCTGAACCAGATAGTTCAGTCAACCAGATAATTCGGCAGCTCTTCGATTTGTCATTGATCAGAAATGAGATCGGCAGAAGCTTCTGCAATTCCACCAGCAGCTCTCCCACAGTCATCACCGGTGGCACATGCTCAGCCACACGGATCTTTACTGGATTCTGAGGTGTAATCGTAACCACCGGGTTAATCAATGGTCCGTTCAATTGGGGGATGGCCCAGTTCACTGAACGGTAGCTCTCAAAGCATATTTGCTTGAAATCAGGATCATCAAGGATATCACCTGATATTGCGTACCCATGCTCAAGAAAGATCTGCTTGATGATGTACGAAACATAGACATGAGGGCATAGCGACAGGTAATTTTTCTCTCTGGCAAGCTGAATTTGACCGCTGTGCACTTCCCATGCGTTTATCCAGGTGACTTCATTTTCACCTTTGTAATTACCAACCCATATAGGGCTGAAAACATAGTCCCCATCATCACTGTCATTGTATGCCCATGTGTCGTGCGCATGCTTCCAAAAGCCGGGAGTGGTAAGGCTGTATCCTGCCCAGGCAAAGGATCTCTCGCCACCCAGCTGAAGGTCACTGAGCTTCTTATCCTTCACGCGCTGCCAGAACTCACTGATGTTGGAAAGGATATGGCAATCGATGTTGCCCACATTGCTTTTATTCAGATGAGCGGTCACGCTGTTGATCACCAGCTTACCCTGGCTGAGCTGCATGCCGGCATCTTCGAGGATAACATCGTGCTGTAGCTCTTTATTCACCGGCAGCTGATCCGGCCATCCCAACAGCCTGAGGTTTTTATCACTCAACGGAAGCGTGAAAGGGTAAGATACCTCTCCCGGAATCGCATCTTTGCCACTTTCAGTTTGCTCCAAAAATATTGGGGAACTGCGCTCCCTTTGTATCCTGGTACCAGGCTGCAAATCCAAATACTCTCCGCTCTTCTTGATTCCTATCATACCGCGATGTATACAAAGTCAGTGAATGGCGTTTCAGAAAATCCACAGATGGCCTTTACCCTGGCATAGCCGATCAGCCCAAAGTCTGTAAACGCATATGATGTGCTTGTGGTAAGAATGGTCCGCTGCTTCTCCGTTTGAAGTACATCCCAAAGCTCCACCACATACTGCACATGAGAAGCGCTGGACGGTGCCCAGCTGAGCGTGCCAGCAACTGCACTGATGCTGGTGATCAACGGGCACACCGGAAGATCACCTACACGGATATCCGGTGCATAGGATTCGTTGACATACCCTGGTGTGAACTCAATTGGGAAATCCTTGATCGGGTCGCTGTTGGTACCCATGTCCACAGAGTTGTTGGTCACCAGTACCGGTGCCCACCGGTTAAACTTGATGATCTGAACTTTGGTGGAGATCATCAGATCCCGGATTCGGTCATACTGATCCTCATCATCCATCAGGCCAACGGATCCGGAATAGCTCACCTGTTCAACGTTCTTTATGTTCTCCTGCATGGCAGCGATCTCCGTAGTGGAGTAGTACTTCCCGCCAAGGGTTTTCTCAGAAAACTGACGGTCATAGGCCACCTTTTTACCCATCTCACCCAGCAGGCGCATAGAGTCCAGCCCACCCATGGAATTGATGTAGTAAAGCGTGGTCTTTGAATAGTTGCCACGGTAGTCAACGATGTACTTGAACTCAACGGTCAGGTTGGTGGTGTTTGCTGCAATACGCACCGTATAGTAGTGGATGGTCTTTGCCGGCTGAACATCTTTCAGCCCGAGCTGCGCACCCACCGGTATGCGATAAATCCCGTACTTGGGCACTGCGGTGTCCGGTAAATTGATCGTCACCGCATTAAGTTGTACCGTACCATCAGTGAAGTATAAGTTCACTTTGGCGGCCATATTGGCCTGGTTATTTGTGCCCAAGTGCAGGTATGAGTACCATGCTTTTTCAGTGGGCCCAATGAGCCTGCCAGTTTTCTGCCAGGTAAGCACACCGTTATTGTTGATAAAGTAATTCGGACCTTGCCATTTCTCATGCGGCAGGCCTCCCTTCACCACGCGGATAGTGCTGCCGTCCGTGGTCCATGCCGGGTTAGGTGCTGCAGTAGTGATCTCCCGGTAACCGATATAGAATTCACCAACCTGGTCAAATGCCCTTTCCGGAACAGCCGTGGTGATCGCCGGCAAAGAGTAGTCAACCAGGCTGTCCAGCACCTTGCTGAAATCAATCTCGGCAATACCGGAACTATCCGGCACCAAGGATATCGCGATCTGCTGAATGAAATTATTGGCACCAAACCGGCGGAACATCAACCGCACATCAATCTTCAACCCTTGGGTTGACAGCACAGTGTTCGTTTGCAACTTGTACACGACAGGGTTGCGCGAAAAACAAACCTCATAGGGCCTCTCCAACAGTGTTATCATACATCATCCTCCCATGCATTTGCGTTATAATCTGGTCCCTGCGTATTGAACCGAAGAAAATACTGCCATCCCACCGCACTCTGATCGCTGAGGGCAACCGGTTCAATGTTGCCATCCAGCAGCCTGGTCATAAAGGAGCAACTCTCATCATCCTGGTTGCGGATCCTTGCAATGAAATCATACAGGATCTCCTGCGTTTCCATGGACGCGATCTCCATGGCCTGCTCGCGGCCAACGGTGGCGTTCATGCTCACGTTCTGCATCACAGCCAGCTGGATCACCCACACCATATCTCCTTCACGAACCGAAGACGATGCATCCAACACCTTGACATAGGTGGGCTTGATGTCTGGATAGATGGCTCCACTTTCATCTGCCACGGTCATAGGCATGAATGCGGTACCGCCTTCGCCGTGCAGAAGCTTCTTATGCTTCTGGCACAGCTCCTGGATATAGGCCTGGATATTTTCAAAATATGTCATCTGCTCACGGTTACTTTATTACGATCCATTTCAATCTGCTCTGCTTCTGCCACCACCTCGTTCAGATCCATCAGGATAGTGTCCACATATTGCTCATTCACGCGGTCAAAATCACCAAAGGTTCCCTCCTTTGCTACGGATCTCATCACAGACCATAGCCCATACAAACTTTCCTGCCCGTCACTGGATCCAAATACCTTGTCGTTGGCCTTCACCTTCGCGTCCCGGGCACCCTCGTAAAAGCGAACTATGGCCCTTTTAACGTGGTTCGGCCATTTGCGGATCTTCATTGCCAGCAGTGGAGAGATAGCGTCATTGAATTTCTTTCTCACGTCCCCATCAGGATTGCGCACGTAGTCATAGAACATATTCTTGCCTTCCCGGTAGATCACGGCAATGAAATGGTCCAGATTTTCAGGCGTGGGCTCCTTGATGTACTGCATGTACCGATATTCAGAAAAACAGAACTCAGCCATCTTCATATTGCTCAGTCCGTCTGCAGGTCCGTACAGTCCACGGTATGATGGGATCAGGTTGCGGGTCAGCGTGTTCTCGCCAAAGAGAAACTCAGTACACTCCACGGCGGCATCCATAAGTGCCGGTTCCCGCATCCGGTAAAACTGACGCCATGGGATGTCTGCCAGTGCGCGGAAGAGAGAAAGGATCCCTTTCTCGTCATCCATACCGGACTCAATGACCTGCATCACCTGGATAAGCCTGTTGCCATCCATCTCATTCCAGCTTTCCGGAACGTCATAAGTCCATTTACCAAAGTGCAGCTGCTTCAAAATCTGAAGATTTTCCTGTTCTTATTGGGATCCACATACTCCTTTGGCGCGGAGTAGTAGGAACTGCCGAAATAGGTTGCGAAGACCGATCCGCTTGCTTTCTGATCCAGATAGGTTTTCGCCTTCACCAGATAAGATTGACCGTCCCGTTTGGTGGCATTCAGCACAAACTGAATCTGATCAGCAGTAGGCTGCGAAGCTGTACTGTCTCCCCTGTCCGCATAACGGTCATAAATTGACACACCAGCCTCAGTGATCTTCACCAGGGATTTCTCCAGGCTATGATGAATGCAGAGCTGCGCTATTGCTTTCTTCAGGGTTGCTATCACCTGCTTTTCATCAGCCGTTGGCGCGGGGTCTGCTTTGAGTTCAGCAAAAAAAGCCTCACCAATAGTTGGCTTGATGTAGAGGTCTTCCACATCGGCCATGACACTCAGCAATGAGCTGTAAGTGCGGTGAGGCTGGTCTATTCTGTACTGGTCTGAGAAGTCCAGTGCTGTTTTGATCAGAAATTTATTCCGGATGGCATAGGCCTCGGAACCGGTCCAGCTGGGAAAGCTGACACTATTGTCTTCCAAAAACTGAAGCAGGGATTCCATACCCTGGTGTCCCATGTTTGCCAGCGAATCTTTCACTCCATCAAATTCCCACCGGTACGCTGTTGGCATCGCATCTGTGGCAATTTTGCGTACACCGGTGTCAGTGATCATCGCGTGCTGGATAGCCAGTCCATCAAAATAGGCGAAAGCTGCCAAAGGCTTTTGCACCTTCAGCAGCAGCGCTTTTTGGATGGTGGTGAGCGTATTTCCATTATACGCCGTTAGTAGCTCATTGTATAAAACTTTCCCGATTTTGGGAATGATGTACTTCTCTTCCGCGGATTCAATATCGGGAAGTGTGGATGTATTGTTGAGGTTGCTGATCTTCAGCACCTGCTTTACCTGTTGAATAGTGGTGATCAGTGGCATCTTAACCTCCCGTTTGTACCTCTTTGGTGGATTTACCTGTATCGAGTGTGGTAAGAACCAGTCCTGGGAACCTCCACACAATGTCAGCTGGCCA